AAAACAAAACAAGCAGATGAATGGGTCGCACAAGAGTTAAATAAAAAAGATACATTGCCTGTACCAAAAGATGGTGCAGAGAAATCACCTCATCCTGATTCTGCATCTGCCGAACAAGCAAGAAAATTGGGTCTACAATACTTTGGTTTTGGTCGTTATGGTAAACAAGGCAAAGTCACACATCGTTCTGTGCATGATAAACTTGTTGAAGTGCCTAAAGAACCAATTAAAGAACCAAAAGTACCAACTACAGGAACTTCTGCAAAGAAAACTGTTAAAGAAGAATTCTTGAATGATGATATACTTGAATTATTCGAAGAAAAGAAAGTAAAACTTCTGCGTAAACCTAGTGGTGATGTGTATAAGTTTTTATTACGCCGTTCTGCGGCTAAACATGCACACACTCACGATGGTGAAGTAATTAAATATAAAGATGGTTATGCAATCAAAATTAAAGAGGAGAATGAAAATGTTGAAATATTTAAAGAACCTATTCACGAAGAAACCGGTGCAAGAACCAGTTACGGAAGTCAAACAGGAAGTTCCAGTGGAAGTACCGGTGCAAATTACTTTACCGAAAGTAGAAGTACCAGAACAAGCACCAGAAGTTTCGACTCCAGTTATCAAACCGAAACAACAACCACGCCCACCAGTAAGAAAACAATCAGTCTCTCCGAAATCAGGGCAAAACAAAAAGAAAAAATGATTGAAGCGATAGACATGGGTATTGAACCCGGTCTATCAATGTCATCAGCTGGTGAAAACTTCAGTCGTGGTGTGAGTAATACTATTGCAACAACTGGTGGTAAATACAATCGTGACCCAAAGAAGAAAACTATTAAAGAGTTGACTGGTGATGAAACAACTATGAGTATTGGTGATGAAAAAGAAGGTGAATTGAAAAGAGTTGGTATCAACCTTAAAACTTTTAAAGCAAAGAAATTCATATGAAATCATTTAAAGCATTTATAGCAGAAAGTGCTGCATGGCAAAATTCTTCTGGTAAGAATCCAGAGGGTGGATTAAATCGTAAAGGTATTGCATCATATCGTGCAGAACATCCTGGTTCACATTTGTCTATGGCAGTTACAACAAAACCATCTAAGTTAAAAGCTGGATCAAAGGCTGCGAATCGCCGTAAGTCATTCTGTGCAAGAATGTCTGGTATGAAAGCAAAATTAACTTCTGCTAAAACAGCACATGATCCAGATAGTCGTATTAATAAATCATTAAGAAAATGGAATTGTTAAAACAATTCTTCAAAACAATAAAAATAGGAGAAAACTCATGAATTCAGATAACAAACAAATCCGTGACGTTGCAGATGTTGCTGCACGAATCATGGCTGGTTTGCCAGCAATCGAAGAAGAATTAAAGGGCGGTCAAGTTAAGATTGACAAGAACCACAATGGTAAAATTGATGGGCAAGACTTTAAGATCCTTCGTGGTCAAAAAACAGAAGTAAAAAAAGAAGAAGTTGAACTTGATGAAGTTAAAATGGCTGATTTGCCATCAACTAAAGTACAAGGCCGTTCATATGGTGCATCAAAACCACAACCAAGTGCTTTTGATTTAGTCAAAGGACCAAAAGATAAAGATTTGAAATCTATTGAATCTGAGAAAAAGAAAAAGAAAATTTCTGAAATGATTGCTATCTACAAAGAAGGTGGTTTAAAGACTTTCTTTGAATCAATCAAGAAAGAAGATTTGATTGCAGAAGAACCTGACTCAGAACAATTTGCAAAAGACTTAGAAGATGCAAAGAAAAAAGCAGCTGGTACTAAACCACAAGCTGATGTTGCAAAGGCATCTGTACAAGCAGTTAAACAAGAAGCAGTTGAACAAGACATTGAAGTTTTAGATGCAGACTTAGTAAATGGTTTTGATGAAGTAAACATTGAAGAACGTCATCTAACTGGCGATGAAATGAATAAACGTGAAGACATTGTTAAATCAATGAAAAAAGGCATGGCAGGTTTCAAAGACCGTTATGGTGACCGTGCTAAATCAGTCATGTATGCAACTGCAACTAAGCAAGCTAAAAACGACTAAAATGCAAAACTTCAAAAGTTTTTTTGAAGAATTACAACCTGGTGCTGTTCCAGAACCGGGTCGTGAATCTATTGGTGATAGATTTCAATCTGCATCACCAAAGAAAGCAACAAAACCTGCACCATTAGTAACTAGTGAAGATACAGAAGTGCAAGTAAAAAGTTTCTCTGATTTCTTAGAAGGAAGATGTTGGCCTGGTTACAAATCTGTGCCTGGTAAAAAACCATACTCTCCAGGTTCTTGTAAAAAAGAAGATGTGTCCGAAGAATGGAGTCAGAAATATAAGAGTTCAATCAACTGTTCTCATCCTAAAGGCTTCAGTCAAAAAGCTCATTGTGCTGGTAAAAAGAAACACAACGAAAGTGTTGAGATAGAGCATGTATGTCCAGATTGTGGCATGTGTCAAACTCACGGTAATGTAAATGAAGCTTCTGCCGCAGCTATTGCAGCCGCAACAGCAATTGCAAAAAAGAAATCTGGTGATTACGACAAAGAAGGTTTTAGAAAAACACCTTATAAGAATCCAGATAGTCCGAATCGTAAATCTAATGCCGAAAGAAAAGCAGAACTCAAAGAAGACTTGCGAAAGTGGTTCAGTAAAACTGATCCAAAAGGTGATTGGAAAAGAATCAATAGTAAAGGTGAAGCGATTGGTCCTTGTGCAAGAGAACCAGGAGAAGCAAAACCTAAATGTATGTCAAAAGCACAAAGAGCGTCTTTATCTAAAACAGAAAGAGCTTCTGCTGTAAGAAGAAAAAGACAACAAGATCCAAATCCCGAAAGACAAGGTAAACCAATAGATGTTAAAAGTAAGGTAAATGAAAATATGGAACAACTAGACGAAAAAAATAAACCTACTAATCCAGAATTGTGGTCAAGAGCTGTTGCTCAAGCAAGAGCTAAATTTGATGTTTATCCATCTGCATATGCGAATGGGTGGGCATCGAAGTGGTACAAAGAACATGGTGGTGGTTGGAAATCTGTTTCAGAAGCTGCAGAAGTTGGTGATGATCCAACTAATCAAGAAAGTCCAAGGGATCTTGAAAAAAGAGGTAATAAAACTGTGGTAAAAAGATTTAAAGAAATATCTGAAATTGTTATGCCTCAAGTTAAAAATGATTTAAGTGGATTAGACAAGACTTCATTCATTAAGAAACATGGTATTTCTAAATCAGCTGCTAAAGCAAAAGTAACAGAAGCCAAAGATGAACAAGAGTATGGTTACGAAGGTGACATGGCATTAAATCAGTTGAAAACATTAGTACGCTGTGCTGAAATGATTGAAGATATGTTAAAGCCAGATACTGACTTGCCTGAATGGGTTCAATCTAAGATTACTCTTGCTACAGACTATATTCAAACTGCAGCCGACTACATGTATTCTGAAATGAAAGAAGAAGTTCAGATTGACGAACTATCTAATGATTTATTGGGTCGTTACAAAACTGCTGCTGGTGCAGATGCTAGTAAAGCCGACAAAGCCGGTGACTATAACAAAGGCAACAAACGATTTGGAGGTATTTTGAAAGCAACTAAAAAACAATTTGTAAACGATTTAAGAAAAGAATCTGTAACTTCTGTAACTAATCATGAAGATGAACCTCATGAGATTATTCATAAAAAAACTAATAAAGTTGTGAGTACACATAAAAATTATACAGATGCTTATTCTGCCTATGAAAAATTAGGTAGGGGTCCAGAAGGTATGACGGATCATGCGATTGGTCATATTGAACCTCCACGAAAGAAAATGAAAGAAGAAGTTATGCAAGAAGGCCGCCCATCACAACGTCATCCATTGGAAGGCCATGAGTATCACAGAAAATCTGATGAAGCATTAGTTCATATTGCTAAAGATGCACATGCGGCCGCTGAAGCAATGAAGTCTCATAATACTACGGCTGAAAACAAATATCGTGACCAAGCAAACGATTCTGCAACAGTAAGACACTTCCGCAAAACAAGTGGAATGCCTGACTGGTATAAAAAGAAATATGGTCACATGAAAGAAGATACTAAACAAGATAACAAACCACCATTTGATGGTCCTTACAAGAAGGTTAAAGGTGATGTAAAAGATAAATCTGGTGCAGTACACACAGCACGTTCAATGGCAAAAGATGCAGCTCATAAAGGTATGCAAATGGCCATGAACAAAAAGGGTATCAAAGAATCGAAACAGGCTTCTATTGTTCGTGATGCAGTTAAATCTGCAAAAGACAAGAAAAAAGCTGCATCAGAAGACAAATTTCAGGCAGATCCTGTGTTGTCAAATTCGATAACAAGAAATGTATGATAGTGAATGAAGCATAAATATAATATCAAACCGGATAAAAAAACTAGGAGAATAATATGCCTTTATGGGGAAATTTAGATGCCGCTAACAACGCACCGAAATGGGGCGATACAGCAGGCTATGGCGGTAACACAACAATTGTTACTGCAAATACACAAGTATACTATGGAAATACAAGAACAGGTGTCTTTATTGATAAAGCACAAATTGGTGTATTTGGTGTAGACCAAACCGAAATTCAAGTCGCAAGACGTAATAAATCACCAGCACGCCCACAGCATGCAGGATGGAATATTCGCAAAGCTGGTATGGGTCCAGTTGTTACTGTTACTGCTAACTCAGGCGCAGTCGCATCAAACACACACCTTATATTCACACAAGGTGGTTACTACGCTGGTTCAGGAAATACAACTGCTAACGCAGTTATCTCTTGTAACGCCGCTGGTTACATTACATCTATCGCTGTGACAACACCAGGCTTGTATGCAAATACACCTAATGTTACTGTATTCACAGGTACATCAAACGCTGTATTTACAATCACTATGGGTGGTCGTGCAAACCGTGTTCAGAACGAAACTATCGTTGCATTTGGTGGTAACTTCACTGGTGACGGCACAACTTCTGACGATACATTGTATCCAGATAGTTAATGCGATTCAGTCAATATTTAAATGAGTTGGCCAATGCAGAAATGCATTATAGCCAACCGATTGTTAAAAAAGATGTACCCTTTGATGTGGTGGGTACAGATTTAGCTCAAAATGAAATTAACAATCGTTTAGATAGAGACTTAAATGATGTACTACTAACTCCTGAATCCGGTCTTCAGCGTATTCGTAAAGTGTTGAGTGCATATGGTTATGATATGCCAGCACTTTACGATGCCGATCCAGATGGAGATGAAGTAGTATTGGATTTAGAAGACAATTTGGGTGTTTACATAATTTATTATCTAACCGATGACGATAACTATGAATTTTATGCTGAAGTAGGCAATGAAAGTCGTATGGAAGAACTTTTATCGGATGGAGAAGACAAAGAAGAAGAATAATAAATGTCCTTTGATGATTTGACGAATGATAATATTATGATGTATGCAATTAAGGCTTATGATAAACCTAATTGTATTATGAGTGAATTTAAAGACGATATGAAACGATTTAATTATTTGAAAAGATTATTTCGTAGATATCGTAAACTGAATGAACTTAGAGAGCAATTAGTGTTAAATCATCTGGTTGTTCTCTATAATGTTTTTGGACCAGAGGTAACTTCAAGAATGTTATTCTTCAAAGTATCTAAAGAAGATTTTCCAATATTAAAGACATATTTGTTGTTCTTGAGTTGTATGCCGGATGTTGTTAAAGGTATTAAAGGCCATGACATACTATCTTCAGAGATATCAATTGACACTAGAATTGCGGATGTATTAAGACAAAAATGATTACGATTACTGGTTCACAAATTACTGGTGGAATTAATATTAGGCCTGATGCTACTTCTAGTTCTTCTGGATTTAGTACCAGTAATTTGTTATTGTATTTAAACGCAACAAATAGTTCCAGTTATTCTGGCTCTGGCTCTACATGGACTGATTTAAGTGGCAATTCAAACAACGGAACATTAGTAAATAGTCCAGTTTATACAGCAAATCCAGGTTATTTCACATTTAATTTAGTCAATGATAGATATGCTTCAACATCAGGCACAATATCATCTCTATCTACCGCAACTTTTATTGCTTGGGTAAATTCAAGTCAAACTCAAGCAGACTATACTAATATCTTAATGAGTAGAAATGGTATGGGTTCTGCTACAAATTATGCTACAGGTATGAATATTGCGCCGGGTGGAAATAACAACCTAGGGTATCATTGGAACGATAATGGTTCTACCTATGGTTGGGATTCTGGATTATCCGTACCAAACAACGCATGGTCAATGATAGCTGTTACAGTTTCTTCTACAGCGGCAATTGGATATCTTTGCAAATCTAGTGGAATAACAACAGCGACAAATACAACTTCACATTCTTCCGTTAGTTCTCCACCTTTAAATTTCTTTATTTCACAAGATAGAGGTGGTGGTCCTGGTGGTGGCGGATATAGAAATTTTATTGGTGGCATTTCACAAATAGCAATTTATAATACAACATTAACTGCTGGTGAGATAACAACAAATTTCAACAACACAAAATCTATTTACGGACTATAATGGCCAACGAATTAAAAAAAGAATGTGGATTAGGGATGTATTGGTGTAACACCGATAACAAATGTAAACCTATACAAGAAGACGCACCAGTTAACGCAGTTGGTGGTGGTCAAATTGCAGGCATTGGTGTTGGACCTAAGGGTGAACCTGGTGTCAACAGAAAGAAGAAAACTGCTTCTTTCATTTCTTTTATAAAGAGAAAATCTAATGTGGCTTCTTAATTGGTTGCCTGACTGGATCTTCTATGCAATAGGCCTAATTGGTTTAGTGGGTCTGTTTGCAACCTATTTACTAAAATTTATTCCAATCCCAGCAGTCTATATGTACAAGACACCAATTCAACTGGTGTCTGTTCTTTTAATTGCGTTCGCCACATATATGTCAGGTGGTATTGCAAACGAAGAAAAGTGGAACGCAAGAGTAAAAGAAGTTGAAGCTAAAGTTGCGGCCGCTCAAGTCGAATCAGGTAAGCAGAACGTAAAAATTGTAGAAAAAGTTGTTAAGAAGACTGAATACATTACAAAAAAGGGTAATGATGTGATTCAATATGTTGACCGTGAAATTACAAAGTATGATAGTGGGTGTGTTATACCAAAAGAATTTATTAAGGCGCACAATGATGCCACGGAGTTGAACAAATGAAACGATTAAAAGATTTCATGCAAGAACACATTATTAAAGTTGGTAATAAATATAGACTCGTATCAAAAAAATCAGGTAAAAATTTAGGTACATACCCAAGTAGAGCGGGCGCTCTTAACAGAGAAAGACAAGTAGAATATTTTAAACATAATGGTTAAAATTAAATATATTGCATGTATTTTATTTTTACTCATATCGGGTTGTTCAACTGTTGTTCCTGTAACAGCTAAATTTCCTGATGTACCAGAAAAAATAAAAACTACATGTCCTCAATTAGAAAAACTGAAAGATGACGCTAAATTAAGTGATGTATCTAAAGCAGTTACTATTAATTATTCAACATACTATGAGTGTGCTGTGAAAGTGGAATCATGGATCGAATGGTATAATGTGAACAAAATAATATTTGAAGGGATAAAGTAATGGAACTAACAATAGAACAACTAAAACAATTACTACCAAAGAACCCATATGTGGATCATTGGTATGATGCATTGTCTAAACTGTTACCCGATTATGAAATCAATACACCAAAACGTATTGCAGCTTTTATTGCACAATGTTCGCATGAGTCTGGTGGATTTACTGCATTAAAAGAAAATCTAAACTACAAGCCAGCAACTTTGCGTAAGTTGTTTTCTAAGTATTTTCCTAATGATGCGTTGGCAGAAGAATATTGTGCGAAACCAAACAAACAAGAAGCAATTGCAAGTAGAATCTATGCATCACGCATGGGCAACGGCAATGAGGCCTCTGGTGATGGGTACAAGTATTGCGGCCGTGGTTTAATTCAATTGACTGGCAAATCAAACTATGTTGCATTTGCTGATTCATTGGAAATTACACCAGAAGAAGCATCTGAATATCTTGCAACATTTGAAGGTGCAGCTCAATCTGCATGTTGGTTTTGGGAATCAAACAATCTAAATCAATGGGCAGATAAAGGTGATATTCTCACACTTACTAAACGAATCAATGGCGGTACCATCGGACTTGAGGACCGTATCAAACATTATGAACACGCACTACATGTTTTAGGAGCATAATGTGAATGATAAACACCTTTTCTTTGTTGCAATCGGTTTATTGGTTTTACCATTAACACTTGCATTTTTTGGTGGCGATAGATTTCGTTACCCATGTCAAGACCCAGCAAATTGGGAAAAAGACTTTTGCAAAGTGCCAATTTGTGATGTGACAAGAACTTGTCCAGAACATATATTCAAAGGTCAAAGAGATCCAAGACTTGGCGCCCCTAAAGAAGCTCAAAATATTTTAGCAGAACAACAAATAAAGTCTGCACCTCAATGTATCACATCAACACAAGGAGTTAACTGTGGAAAATAATATAATGTATACTGAAGAACAATTGATGGCTCGTTTGAAGTTTTTCATCGGCATCTGTTTGGCACTAACATTGACTGGTATTGTCTTTGTTGTATTGTATTCAATCATCTTCGTAACTCAACCATTGAATGCAATATCTCCGATTGACCAAAAATTCTTTGAGTTAATTATTCCTATTGCAACATTCTTGACTGGTACATTATCAGGCATTATGTTAGCAGGTAACGATAAAGACCTAAGAGGAAAAGCACTAGATGCAGCCAATAAACCAACACCAGTTTCTCCCGCACCAGCGCCTGCGCCGTCTTCAAGTTCAACCTTTTCATCAAGCGTGCCTGCAACATCTAGCTTTTCTGCACCAACACCAACAAGTGGGTTCGGTTCAGGTTTTGATGCAACACCAGCACCAGTTGCGGGTTTTGGCGGCAAGTTAGCACCACCTTCAGCACCACAACCATTAATCTAAAGGAACTACTATGAAAAACCTTGCATGGAAATTGCTACTACCATTACTTGTTTGTCTTAATGTCGTTCCAACGACAGTCTATGCAGAAGCAGAAACTAAAACAGTCTGCCATGATAAAATAGGCAAAGACAGCAAACCAATAACTGGTAAAGATGGCAAAGTTGTACAAGAATGTAAAACAATCAAAGTACACAAAAAACTAGAAGGCACAGAAGTTCCTGTGAAAAAATAAATGGCGACTACGACAGAACGACTTGGAATTGTTGAAACTAAAGTTGAAAATCTAAATGAGAAATTGGATGGTATAAAAGCTGATGTTAAAGAAATGCATGATTGCCTTGATAAAACAAGGGATAGCTTGACAGAGAAGTTGAATACGATGTATGATGCTTCTTGCAATCAGCATAAATCTTTAGCTGAAGAAATTAACGCATTGAAAACTCAAAGAGACAAATGGTTGTGGACTGCCGCTGGTGCAATTGCTGTTATGGGTTGGGTATCTGGCCATGCGGCAACAATAGTAAAATATCTAACTTAGCCTTGACACCGATGAGAAGGTGTGTTATACTATGATTCTATGTTACACACCGACTCAAAATATATCAAATTAGTTTCTTCTCGCTTGCGTAACTTCAAGCAGAAGGAACCTTATCTATGGAACTTTTCCTGTCCCATTTGTGGCGACAGTCAAAAGAACAAACTTAAAGCCCGTGGTTATGTCTTCAAAAGAGGCAATGATTTATACTATCGTTGTCATAATTGTGCCGCTTCTGTGGGTCTTGCAAATCTACTGAAACACGTTGACTCTGCATTACATAAAGAATATGTATTAGAGAGATATAAAACGGGTGAATCAGGTCTCAAAAACTATTCAAACGAAGCTATATCTGTACCATCGCCAAAATTTGGTAGATTACAGAAGTCTAAAGTCTTCGAACATGCTGAATGGCTTGACAAATTACCATCCAAACATTTCTGT